GCGAAGCAGCTTACCAAGGTTATACTTCATCCATATCACCAGTCAATACATCATCTATTGAATCTTTTTCATTATCCCATTCACTGAAGCAATCATCTGCTTTAGGTAGAACTATCTTTGGTGGATCTGGATATACATGAACTTCATCCCAATATTTCTTTGGATCCTTCATGTATTCTTTTAGATTCTTACTCATTAAAGAGTTAAGAAAATTATTTGCTTGTTTTTTACTAGTCATGTCAATTAAGTTTAAGTTAGTACATATTTTACACGCAATATGTTAGCGTTATAACGAGGACCTCCCTCACGTCATTTGGATCAATGATTACAGGTGATCAAGCCCAACCAAAGATAGGTGAGTTATGGTCCAATAGTAAAGAGGTAACACTAAGCTACCTCTCTCCATCTCTTTCCAAAATGTACTTTAGGAAAAACTAATTCTATTTTCTTTCTTAGTTCCTTTGTAGCAAGACTATTTGGATTAAGTATTAAATACTCATAACTATCATTAGTTGATTGATCTATATACTTTATTTCAGTATCAGAATCTAACATTAGTTTTATTACATTAAATATTTGAGCTGCTATATTAAATGCAGCAAAGTGATCTTGTTTAGCTCTATCCATATATTCATGAGGATAGATTCTTATTGCATATGTTTCCATTGTTAATTAATTTAAGTGGTTTATATTAAAAGAGAGAACTATAATAGTCCTCTCTCTTTTTCATACTTCTTTAGTTGCATTATTAGCTCAGGATATTCCCAGTGCATACCTCCAGGTACAGCCTTAAAATGTCCAACTACATTTCCATCTTCATCTAATAAGTCTACAATGTAACCATTATCTTTATGATAAGAGTTAGTCTCAAGACCTATTCCTTTCCAAGTCATTAATATAGATTTCATATCTACTCCATCTTCAAAGAATGATTCAGATTTAAATGCATCTTTATAATTAGCATTATACTTATTTAAGTATTTATTATATTTTTCAGTTGTCATATCAATTTAATTTAAGTGGTTGCGGATACTATTATCCTATAGAGAGAGATAACATAGACTATAATAAGTAGTAACTATCATTGCTGATAGTATTATTGCAGAGAACCCATCCATTAAGGACCTAACTCACTACTATTATAGCTATATTATATATTATTGTGATTAACACTTGTATTAGTGGTAACAAGTGGTATTTTGTGGGTATTATGATGTAACACTCACAATTTAATGCACACAATTAATATTTAATTAGGAATTAATTGGCTTAACTAATAATAGTTGGTCTAACTTAGGTAACCAGTAGCTATTATAGGTCAAGTAGTGTGTAAATGGGAGCCGAAGCTCCCTTGTACACTAAGCTTGTACTTCAGATACTTCAGTATCTGCAGGTACAAACTCTTCACCATTGTGGAATGCTCTGATCTCATCCACGTTAGTGTGTGGGATTAGAGTATCCTCAAGTGAAGAAGTTGGATCATAGATGATTGTTCTATATATTGGCTGGTCTCCAGACAAACATATAGGAGCATCATCAGATCCAGCTCTCTTAAGATTTCTTTCATCAGAAGGAACTAATGTTTCTTTGATGACCAGCTTGCCTGGCAGAAATTTAAGAGAACCAAAGGTTTCAACAAGCTCATCATGCTTGCCAAATACCAGACACGAAAGTGTCACTTTCTTTAGAAAGTTATTTGCAACTTTGATTGATGCTTGTTGTAATCTTACGAAGTGAATGTCCTTGTTAGAGGATTCACGCACTGTAGTACCAGCTTCATTAGGTACTATAGTAATTTTAGAATCTTTCATAAACTTGTTTTTAAAGAATTTAAATTAATTTACCCCATTTACATGGGGGGTGGCTCATTGCCAAAATTAAGACGGGGGGCTGATCACTACAAGGTTCCAACAACTTCATACATACAAAATTTCCATTCCCCAAAAATTTTCATTATATTATAGTATAGGGATCCTTTACGGAAAGGGATCATTTAATAAGAATAGCTATGCAAGAAAACCCCAATGAACCAGAAGAATTTGAAGGTATGACACTTCAAGAGAAACTAGAACTAGAAGAAATGATAGTAGATACAGCTTTTAGAAATTCTTTTAAAATTATTACTGGAAGAAAAACATTGGATGATTTAATGGAAGATAAAAAAGAAGATCCAGTAAAAATGCAAGCTATCTGCGCACATCAGCCGGGAGAAGAAATGAAAATAGAAACTCTTGAGAATATGATGTTCTACTTTGAAGAAGAAGAGGAGTATGAAAAGTGTGCAGAAATAAGAGATATAATAAATGTACGTATACAAAGCTAAATTAGATAGAATTATAGATGGTGATACAGTAGATGCTGTCATTGATCTAGGATTTGATGTATCAGTTCACAAGAGAATAAGGTTAGCAGGGATTGATACTCCAGAGTCAAGAACTCGGGATCTAGAAGAAAAAGAACGTGGTTTAGCGTCTAAAGCTAGGCTGGTAGAGATGTTGGAAGGCGGGGAGTTTATCCTTGAAAGTAAAGAGGTGGGTAAGTATGGTAGGGTGCTTGGTACTCTATTCATTGAAAAAGAGACTGATGATAATCTTACATCTGAACCGCAAATCATGAGAGTAAATATAAATGAAACTCTAGTAAGAGAAGGTTATGCCGTTGAATACTGGGGCGGAAAAAAGAAAAAGAAATGAGCAAGAAAAAAGGGGCAATGAAAGGTTGTTCTATTAAGAACGGATGTAAAAGTAAGAAGGGTGGTCTTACGGCTAAAGGACGTAGGATGATTAATAAAAAAACTGGCTCTAAACTTAAAGCTCCTCAACCAGGAGGAGGTAAACGTAAAAAGTCTTATTGCGCAAGATCTGCTGGTCAAATGAAAATGCACAATGTAAGTTGCAGCAAAACTCCTGATAAAAGGATTTGTAAAGCAAGAAGACGTTGGAAATGTTAAATTATGAAAAAGAAAAAGACAACATATAAAAAAGGTGGTGCAAAAAAAGACGCATGTTACAGTAAAGTAAAATCTAGATATAGTGTTTGGCCATCTGCTTATGCTAGTGGTGCATTAGCTAAATGCCGTAAAGTTGGTGCTGCTAACTGGGGTAATAAAAAGAAAAAGTAATGGCTGTACGTAAATCTGCAAAAGGAGCTGCTCTTAGACGTTGGTTTAAAGAGGATTGGAGAACACCTTCTGGTGATAAGGATTATAGTAAAGGAGATACTACATTTAGACCTACAAAAAAAGTTAGTAGCAAAACTCCTACTACATGGAGTGAATTAACACCTGCAGAAAAAGCTGCTGCTAAAAAAGAAAAGAAAAGTAAAGGTAGAGTTAGTAGGTATAAAAAGAAAAAAAAGAAAATGTTTGGCGGATCTGTAGGGCCAAATGGAATGTTATAAAAAAAATAATTATGAAAAAAGATTTTAAACCTCATTTAATGTGTCCTAAAAATGGTAAAGCTAAAATGGCTAGAACATATAAGGAACATTTAAAATATAAAAAAATGGGCTGGGGACATGATTGTACACCTAAAAAACAAATGGGAGGACAAGTGCAAGGATGTGGATGTCCATACGGAATGGAAATGGGACCTAATACTATATTATAATGAAAATATTTAAAGACAATAATGATTGGAATGAAAAATCAATCATAGGCTTTGTAGCCTTTGTAATAATGTGTGTTATAATGATGGCTGATCTGGCAACAGGTTGGTATGGTTATGATCTTGTTATAAATGAATTTGTATATGACTCATTTGTTTGGGTTGTTCTTGGCTGCTTTGGAATAAGTGGTATTGAGAAGTTTGCAAAAAAATAATATATATGCCAAATAAAGATAAGACTCCACCTAAAGGAGCTATTAGGTTTTCACTTAGTCTTTCTGAAGAACAAAAGAAAGCTAAAACAGAAATCTTAAAACATCCATTTAATTTTATTGTAGGTAAAGCTGGTAGTGGTAAAACATTATTAGCAGTACAAACATCATTAGATCAATTTTTTAAAAGACAGTATAATAAGATTATAATTACAAGACCTACTATATCTACAGAAGATAATGGTTTTTTGCCAGGATCTGAACGTGAAAAAATGGAACCGTGGTTAGTTCCAATCAGATCTAATATGCGTAAGATCTACAATAAACCGTTGATACTTGAAAAGATGGAAAAAGAAGAAAAAATAGAACTTGTATCATTGGCTCACTTTAGAGGTAGAACATTTGATAACTCAATAGTTATAATAGATGAATTTCAAAACTTAACAAGACCACAGTTAGCAATGGCTATAGGTAGATTAGGTAAAGACTCTAAAATGATATTTTGTGGAGATTCATATCAAATAGATTTAAAAGATAAAAATCATTCTGCATATCATGATATGGCTAAATTAATTGAATCAAACTATGTACATAAAACAGTATTAGAAGATTCACATAGACATAAGGCCATAGATGACCTATTAGAGTTATTAAACGGTTATCATTAAAAAAAATACATTAAACTTTTTTTATTTAAACTTTTTATATATATTTGTTTATTATTAATTTAAAATATATTAAAATGGCAACAAAATCAACTACAGAAACTGTAGAAAGTTTAGATCCTAAAAAAATGTCTAAAGAACAGTTAGGTGAAAAAAGAAAAGAAATTACTGAATACTATGAAGGTAATATTCCACACTTAGAAACTCAATTAAAATATGAACAACTTTTAAGAGACATTGAAAAAACACGTGCTGAAAGATTACAAGCACAAATGTTTATTGCTCAAACTATGGCTCCTGCACCAGAAGCTGAAGGAGAACCTAAAATGGGTCCAAATGTAAAATCAATGACTCCTGCAAATGCTGCAGAAAAAGGTCTTGAAGTTGCAAATCAAATTAAAAAAACTTTAAAACGTCAAAGCAATGAGGTATAGTATTGAGCATATAAAAAGAACTTTAGGAACAAAAGGTTATAGATTTTTTGAATCTGGAGATTATAATGTAAATATAGTTGGAATAAGAAATTCTGAAACTGCCAATAAAGTTACAAATAGATTTGATGATTTAATTACTGTATCATATAAAAATAAAGGTGAATGGTGTTATCATGAATTTCCATGTACAACTGATCCAGGTACACACTGGGTTGAAAATATTATGAGAGAAGAAGGTGTTGCAATTCTTAAAGAAGGGCAATATCCAGGATCTCATAAAATTAGAAAACATCAAGGTAGATATGAAGCATTAGGTCAATGTAAACCAGTTACAGTATATAGAGATGATAATAGAGATGATCTATATAATCTTAATACTGAAAATACACAAACAGGTTTATTTGGAATAAATATTCATAGAGCTACTAAATATGCTGGTAAAAAATCTACACAAGTAGATAAATGGTCAGCAGGTTGTCAAGTTATTGCAGCTAATGATGATTGGAAAGAATTTATGAAGATCATGAGAAAAGCTAGAGATACTTGGAGTAATAGTTTTACATATACGCTAATTGAAAGTAAAGATATACCAAAAACATGGCTATAGTAAATAAAATAGAAAAAAAAGCACAAGTAAGTAAGGGTGAGGTAATACAATACCAAATCCTTACCTACTGCTTTTTTAATAATATACAGATAAGTTTATCTGATTTAAATTGTTTATATTCTTTATCATTAATGGAAGGTATTGAATTAACTACATTTTGTGAAAAAATATCTGAATTAAAAATATTTAAAAGTTCACAATCATGTAGAAATGCTTTATCAAAAGCAGAAAAAAAAGGTTTAATAATTAAAGAAGGAAAAAATAAAAAAACAATTTCTCTTAATCCTGCTATGAATATTCAAACTGAAGGAACATTATTTTTAGATTTTAAAATTTTAGGAATTGAATCCAAAAAAATATAAAAATTTTTATCAAGATATTGCTGAAGAAGCTAAGGTACATAAAGATCTTGTATCAGATTTTGTTTTTTTCTTTTATGCTAAATTAAGAAAAAATTTATCTGAACTAGAACATGCAAAAATTAATGTTCCTAATTTAGGTACTTTTTCAATTAGGCATAATAAATTAAAAAAAGCAATTAAAAGACAAAAAGACATATTAGGTAATTTGCAAAAAATGACATTTGATGGATTTGATAAATCAATACCAGTAAATGAAAAAATAAAACAAATGGAAAAATTATTAAATAAAATAGAAATTAATATTAAAGAAAAAAAGAAATTTAAAAATGAGAATAAATAAACTTTTAGGTGCATTAGGTAATTTAAGCCAAATTGCTGAAGGTATAAAAAATAAAATATTTAAAAAAGATGATGTTGAAGCTGTAGCACAACTAAGATGGATGGAATGTAAAGTATGTCCTCTTCTAGATAGAGAAGGAAGTAGTTGTGCAGTACCAGGAAGTAAACCTTGTTGTTCTGATTGTGGATGTAGTATTAGTTTAAAAATAAGATCTATGTCATCAGATTGCCCTAAAGGAAGATGGGATGCTATTATGACTCCTAAGATGGAAGATGAATTAAAAAAACAAATATATTTTGGTCATGAAGCTAAACAAGAACATCAGAAAAAATTAGAAAAATTAAGAGCTGAACAAAAGCTCAAGTATGAAAAAAATAAAGCAAAAAGAGATGCCGGTAATATTTAAAGAAGATGGTCATATATATCAAAGTTTAGATGAGCATCTTGAAAAAGATCAAATTAAATGGACTAGTGTAACATCATTTATAGGTATGTTTAAACCTAAATTTAATGCAGAAAAACAAGCTAAAAAATCATCTAAAAATAAAAGATCAAAATGGTATGGTATGAAACCAAAAGAAATTTTAAATGCTTGGAATAATGAATCTAAGAGAGCTATGGATTTAGGTAATTGGTACCATAATCAAAGAGAAGAAAACCTTTGTGAATTTAAAAGTATTGAAAGAGATGGTGTTATTGTTCCAATAATAAGACCTATAGTAGATGCTAAAGGTATTAAAATGGCTCCAGATCAAAAACTTTCTGATGGTGTATATCCTGAACATTTTGTTTACTTAAAATCATTAAGTGTTTGTGGTCAAGCAGATTTAGTAAGTATAGTAAATGGTACTATAAATATTCTTGATTATAAAACAAATAAAGAAATAAAAGAAAAAGGATTTACTAACTGGGAAGGAATAACATCAAAAATGTTCAAACCAGTAAATGCTTTAGATGATTGCAATCTTAGCCACTATAATCTTCAATTAAGTTTATATGCATACATTATTAAAAAACATAATCCTAAACTTAAAATAGGAAAATTACAAATACAACATGTAACTTTTGAAAATGAAGGTGAAAATAAGTTTGGATATCCAATAGGTAAAAAAAATGATCAAGGAGAACCAATAATAAAAGAAATAAAGATGTATAACCTACCATATTTAAAAGATGAAATAGATAGTCTAGTAATGTGGTTAAAAGATAACCCACAATGCTAGTAAAATTATTTGATGTGCAAAATGGTAAAGTGATTCCTTCAGAACATTGTTACTCTATAAAAAGCTTAAAAAGACTTATGGATAAATATCCTGATACATATATGTCAGTATATTTATTTATATTTTATATGACTTGTCCAGATCCAGATATGAATCCTTTTTTTAATATGCCTGAACATGAAAAAGAAGATATGATTATAGAAGAAATAGGATTAGAAGAATCAACTGAAGATGAATCTATAAGAAATGCAATTAAACTTTGTGAAGATTTATATCATACACCTACATATAGAGCATATAAAGGTATAAAAACAATGTTAGATAGATTGGCAAGATATATGGAAACTACATCTATTGAACATGGTAGAGATGGAAACTTAACTTCATTAGTTAATACAGCAGCTAAATTTGATCAAATTAGACAATCATTTAAAGGTGCATATAATGATATGAAGGATGAACAAAAAAGCCAAGTCCGCGGTGGACAAGGGTTAGCTTATGATCAACTTTAAAACTAAATTAATATGGCAACAATTAGACCAGTAGGAGATAGAATCCTAGTAAAACAACATAAACCAGAAACTACTTATGGTAATACAGGAATTTATATTCCAGAATCATCACAAGAAAAAGATGATAGAGGTACAGTAGTAGCAGTTGGAGAAGATGTAAAAGGAATATATGAAGGAGAAGTAGTTCTCTTTAATCAATTTATTCAACCTGTAAAAGTTTCTCATATGGATGAAGATCATATTCTTTTAAAACAACAAGATATATGGGCAATACAGGATGTATAAATCTATTGCAACATATAAAAATGAAAAGTGGAGTACCACTGATTTTAAAACTCATGAAGATTTTAAAAAATATATTATAACTCTTTTCAAAGAACCAGGTCAATATAATTTTGATGAAGTAGCCCTTTTATTTAATGATGAAGCTAAAAAATTTGATAGGGATGGTTTTTATTGTGACAAACCATTTAGATCTAAAGACTATATAAATTATTGGAATGATCAAAAAAATAAATGTAAAAATGGTGTAATATATCATGGTAAAAAAAATATTTTTTACTTAAGTAGAGATTATTATATGTGGTTAAATTTTTTACCAATTTTTGATAAAGAAGAAAAAAAATATGGTTTTGCAAAAGTAAGAGATGCTCAATATCATATGGCATTATATGAAGTATTAGCAGAATTACATTATAAACATGTTGCTATACTTAAAAAAAGACAAATAGCATCTTCTTATTTTCATATGGCTAAAATTTTAAATCAATTTTGGTTTGAAGAAGGATCTATATGTAAAATAGGTGCATCACTTAAAGATTATATTAATGATAAAGGTTCATGGAAATTTCTTGATGAATATAAAACATTTTTAAATGAACATACTGCATGGTATAGACCATGTACACCTGAAAAGATTTTATTATGGGAACAAAAAATAGAAGTAAGAATAAATAATAGAAAAACTAACAAAGGACTTATGTCTAAAATACAAGGTGCATCTTTTGAAAAAAATCCAACAACTGGTGTAGGTGGACCTTGTACTTACTTCTTTCATGAAGAAGCTGGTATTGCCCCTAAGATGGATCAAACATATGAATATATTAGACCAGCAATGACATCAGGTATGATAACTACAGGCATGTTTATTGCTGCTGGATCAGTGGGTGATCTTGATCAATGCAATCCATTAAAAGAAATGATACTTAATCCACAAGCAAATGATATATATGCTGTAGAAACAGATCTTATGGATGATAAAGGAACTATAGGTATTGCTGGATTATTTATTCCAGAGCAATGGTCAATGCCTCCATACATTGATAAATTTGGTAATTCTAAAGTTAATGAAGCTTTAGAAGCTATCAGAAATGAAAGAGGTCAATGGGAAAAAGATTTATCACCAGAACAATATCAATTACGTATATCTCAAAAACCTATTGATATTGCAGAAGCTTTTGCATATAGACAAGCATCAATTTTTCCACAAGGTATTATTGCAAAACAATTAAAAAAAATAGAAGACAAAGAATACTCTTATGAGTTTATAAAACTAGAAAGAGATCAAAAAGGTATCATTGCTAAAAGAACAAAAAAACTTCCAATATCTCATTTTCCAGTAAAAAAGAAAATGGAAGATAAAACTGGATCATTAGTTGTATGGGAAAGACCTGTAAAAAATCCAGGATTTGGAATGTATTATGCATCTATTGACCCTGTGTCAGAAGGTAAAACTACTACATCAGATTCTTTATGTAGTATATTTGTTTATAAAAATCCTGTTGAAATAACTAGAGAAACACCAGATGGTCCTGAAACTTTTGTAGAGAAAGATAAAATAGTTGCATCTTGGTGTGGTAGATATGATGATATAAATAAAACACATGAACAATTAGAATTAATAATAGAATGGTATAAAGCATGGACAATTGTTGAGAATAATATATCACTATTTATTCAGCATATGATAGCTAGAAAAAAACAAAAATATCTAGTACCAAAACAACAAATTTTATTTTTAAAAGATCTTGGATCTAATCAAAATGTATTTCAAGAATATGGATGGAAAAATACAGGAACATTATTTAAAAGTCATTTAATATCTTATGCTTTAGAATATGTGCGTGAAGCTATTGATGAAGAGTTAGATGATAATGGAGAAGTTATATCTCAAACATTAGGAATTGATAGAATACCAGATCCAATGTTGCTTACTGAAATGTCACAGTATTTTCCTGGATTGAATGTGGATAGAATGGTAGCTTTTTCTGCATTAGTTGCATTTGCAAAGGTACAACAATCAAATAGAGGGTATTTAAAGCGTAAAGAGAGTGATATGTCAGGAGATAACTTGGAAAAGTCTAAAAATTTGTATAAATTAAATATGAGGGCTTTTAAAAATTTGGGTAGAGGAAAAAAATCTAAATCTACTAAATTTAAAAAGTCTGCATTTAAAAATATAAAATAAATGAAAAACTATTGGCAAACTTCTTCAACAGGATTTATTCCAAAATGGACAACTTTTACATCATTTGGAAAAGCTGAAATTAGCTACACATTAAAGAAATAATCATATGAAAATATTTAATGCTTTACAATTAAAAAATGGTGCTAAAGCCAAAGAAGCAAAGTATCCTGCTACATCAAGTTTGACGCAACCTATACAATTTTTATCTGCTAAAAGAAAAACAAAAGATTGGGCTGCTTGGAATTTAGATTGGTTAGAGCAACAAGGTATGAATTTTCTAAGAGGGAACTCTAGAAAAATACTTAAAAATTATAAATTAGCTAAAGGTATTATTGATAAAACTGATTATATAGTTGAAGAAGATAATCAGTATAAAGAATTAATGGATGTTTTAACTGAAGAAGATGACTCAGCATTAGAATTAAAATTTTATCCTATTATACCAAATGTTGTAAATGTTTTAACAGGAGAGTTTTCTAAAAGATTTTCTAGAGTACAATTTAGAGCAGTAGATGATCTATCATATAATGAAATGATTGAGCAAAAAAGATCTATGATTGAGGAAAATTTATTAGCAGATGCTGCTGAAAAAGTTACTCAAAAATTAATTGAAATGGGATTAGATCCTATGTCAGAAGAAGCTAAAGAAAAATTAGCTCCAGCACAATTAAAATCATTACCTGAAATAGAAGAATTTTTTCAAAAAGATTATAGAAGTTTAGTAGAAGAATGGGCTTCTCATCAATTAAAAGTTGATGAAGAAAGATTTAAAATGCAAGAACTTGAAGAAAGAGCATTTCAAGATATGCTTGTTTGTGATAGAGAGTTTTGGCATTTCCGTATGATGGAAGATGATTATGAAGTAGAACTTTGGAATCCTGTATTAACATTTTATCAAAAGTCTCCAGATACTAGATACATATCTGATTCTAATTATGTTGGTAAATGTGAAATGTTAACTATATCAGACGTTATTGATAAATATGGATATCTAATGTCTAAAAAACAATTAGAATCATTAGAAGCAATTCATCCTGCTAAATCAGCAATATATATGAATAATCCTGTTCAAAATGATGGCTCTTTTTATGATCCAACTAAAAGTCATAAATGGAATACAAATGCACCATCATTAGCGTACAGACAATTTATGACAAATTGGGCAACTAATCCAGGAGGTGGTGGTGATATTGTATCTGAAATATTAAATCAAGGTGAAGATTTTAAAACATTAGGAAATTCTGAAATGTTAAGAGTTTCAACAATATATTGGAAAACACAAAGAAAAGTTGGACATCTTACAAGAGTAATGACAGATGGTGAAGTAGAACAATTAGTTATAGATGAGAATTGGAAAGAGACACATAAACCAACTTATAATACTACATTATTTAAAAACAAAACAAAAGATAATCTTATAGAAGGAGAACATGTGGACTGGATATGGATTAATGAAGTATGGGGTGGAGTTAAGATAGGTAGAAATTTACCTAACTCATGGAGAACTGAAACAACTAGTGATTTTGATCCTGTTTATTTAGGTATCAATAAAGAAAAACCTGGTAGAATAGAATTTCAATTTAAAGGTGATAACAATCTTTATGGATGTAAACTTCCAGTTGAGGGTAGAGTATTTTCTGATAGAAACACTAAATCCACTTCTTTAGTTGATCTTATGAAAGCATATCAGGTTGGTTATAATATGGTTAATAATCAGATAGCTGATATACTTGTAGATGAACTAGGTACTGTAATTATGTTTGATCAGAATGCATTACCACGTCATTCAATGGGAGAAGATTGGGGTAAGAATAATATGGCAAAAGCATATGTAGCAATGAAGGATTTTGGTATGTTACCATTAGATACTTCTATAACAAATACTGAAAATGCTACAAATTTTAATCATTACCAAACTTTAAATCTAGAACAAACAAATAGAATAATGTCTAGAATACAATTAGCTAATCATTTTAAACAACAAGCATTTGAAGCTATTGGTGTTAATCCTCAAAGATTAGGGCAAGAAGTATCT